ATTTCAACACTTACTGGCTGCTACCTAGAAACCTTGCCAATTGTTAACGCTGCACTAGGCGCGCTAGACACGATTGACATTACGTTTACTGGTGGCGTGTACTCAGTCGCAACGTCTTAAAAACAGCCGGCAACGGCCCGACACGAAAGCAGGCACATGAAAGTTAAATTAGAATTAGACCTACAAGACGGGCGCGGCACACGCACCATGACCACAAATATGTTTGTGGTATGTGAATGGGAAAAACTAGAAAACCGCAAAGTTTCTGACGGTAAAGGTATTGGTTACAGCGACATTGCTTGCTGGGCATACCACCTATGCAAGCTGGCTGGTGACACTGTGCCGGACAACTGGCGCGAATGGGTTAAACAGCATCCCAACATGGACTTGACATCGGTTGATGAGACAAACCCAAACCCTACAGCGTTGGCACTTACCGAAGACAACTAGCAGAAATGCTGGTAGCAGTAGGATGGTGGCCAACGCACATCGAGTTTGACACACGCGACCTAGTTACGGTGATTAGTGTTATAGAAAAGAACAACAAGAACAGGTGAGTTTCTATGACAGTCAACACGACAATTCAGGTGTCTGGCGTGAAAGAAACTATTAACGCACTCAAAAAGATTGACCCACAATTGCAAAAAGACTTTAGAACAAAAGCCAACGAGATTGCACAGCCAGCAATTAACGCTGCGAAAGACATATACACGCAAGTGCCGTTGTCTGGTATGGCGTACAAGTGGTCTAGTCGAGGCCGTCAACTATTTCCGTTTAGCGTGGCTAAAGCCAAAAGCGGTGTCAAATTGCGTATTGACACCCGGCGCAATGCTGTAGGCGTAATCCTTATTGAGCAAAAAGACCCAGCAACAGCAATCTTTGAGACTGCTGGCCGTGCTAACTCAAACCGTTTAGGCGATCAGTTGGGTTTTGTGGGCGCTGGTCGCACACGTTTGATTGGGCCTGCCGTTTATCGAGCGCGGCGAGGCATTGAGGCTGAAATGGAAAAGATGATTTTGGATACGGCGCGCACAGTTAGACAGGCAATGTAATGCTGTCTATTCCAATCATCTCAGAGTTTGATGGCAAGGGCATTGACAAAGCCATCAAACAATTTAAGCAACTAGAAACAGTTGGCGAAAAAGCACAGTTTGCTATAAAAAAGGCTGCTGTTCCTGCTGCTGCTGCGCTTGGTGCGGTCACTGCGGCTCTTGGTGCTGCGGTGGCTGCAGCTGCAGAGGATGAAGCACAAGCGGCACAACTGGCATTGACATTAAACAACGTCACTGGCGCAACAGAGAAACAGGTTAAAGCAACTGAGGACATGATTAGCGCTATGTCGAGGGCTACCGGCACGGCTGACAGCGAACTACGGCCAGCGCTTGCGGTACTTGTGACCGGCACAAAGGACATTGCTACAGCAACAGAGGCATTGTCGTTGGCACAGGATATTGCTATTGGGTCTAACAAGTCTTTGGCTGAGGTTTCTGATGCGCTTGCAAAGGCGTATGGCGGCAACATGAAAGGCCTACAAGCCTTGTCACCAGAGATTAAAGCCATGATTAAAGACGGCGCGTCACTCGATGAGGTAATGAACGTGCTAGGCGGCACGTTTGGTGGCTCTGCCGCAACCGCAGCCAACACCGCTGCAGGCAAGTTTAAGATACTTAAAAACTCGCTAGACGAAACTACAGAGTCAATCGGTGCAGCCCTGTTGCCAATCGTAGAAAAAGTGTTGCCGATCTTGCAAAAGTTTGCTGACTGGGCGCAAAACAACCCACAAGCATTTTTGGCTATTGCGGCCGCAATCACCGCAATCTCTGTGGCGATCTTGGCAGTTAATTTTGCAATGGCGCTTAACCCGTTTTCAGCAATTGCGGCAGGTATCGCGGCACTAGTGGTTGGCGTTGTTTACGCTTACAAAACTTTTGAGACATTCCGCAACATTGTTAACAGTGTGCTTAACGGACTGATTAGCGGTTTTGAGACTTTTGCTAACGCGTACATCTCAGCAATAAACCTGATCATTCGAGGCATGAACCTGATTAACCCGTTTAGCGACATCCCATCATTGCCATCATTAAGCCTGCCTAGCATCGGTGGCGGTAGTAGCGGCGATTTTTCAGGTGTAAGCGAGCGCGCAGGGATGCCAGAGATAAGTGCAGCAATGCCGGCTATGCCAGCGCCAGCAGCACCGTTGGCTTTAGCGCCATCGTCTGGCGGTGGTGGTGGTGGCAGTATGTCTAAAGGCAGTCAAGGCCCCGGTTATAAAGCAGGCGCAAGCGGCAACAAGTTTGGCGGTGGCGTTGACGTGCAAGGCGGTTTTAGCATCAATGTTTATGGTGGCATTTCTACCAGCGCCGAAATTGGCAAGTCTGTTGTTGACGCAATAGCGCAATACCAGCAGGTTTACGGCCCAGTTAATTTTGCAACGATCTAATCATGCCCGGCTCAACTGTTATAACTGGTGGCACATACCTTTTAGAGTTGTCTAGCGGTTATGACGGCGAAGCATTTTATTTAGACCAGTCACAATTAAACGGCCCTGACGTGCTTGACGGTGACGGCGAGGACTACAACGACATCACTGACGTAGTGCAAAACATTACAATTAATCGAGGCCGTCACAAACCGTTAGACGTGTTCGGACCGGGCACAATGTCGGTGTCAATTAGCGTGCCAGTAGGCAACCGTGACTATGACCCGTTAAACACATCCAGCGTTTATTACAACCAGTTGACAGATCAGCCAGGCCTAGCCCCATTACGCCCAATCAGGTTAAGTCGCAACGGTGAGTACCTGTTTACAGGCGTAGTGACCACGTTTAACCAGACCTACAACATGGCTGGAATGACCACCTACAGCATTTTTGCTGCCGATAACACCTACGTGCTTTCGCAAGGCTTTTTGCCTGAAACCGTGACCACCAGCCAAACCTCATCAGCGCGCATTACAGCCGTTTTAAGCGCTGCAACCTACACGGGCGCTACATCCCTTACCGCCAGCCCTGTAGCCACGCTGGGCGCTTACACCATCCCTAGCGGCACAAACGTCAACGCCTACATAAACCGCATCCAGCAGGCTGAACAAGGCCGCATTTTCTGCAGTCGAGCAAACGTGCTGACCGCGCAAGAGCGCATAGGCACAACACTTGCAGCAGCCACAGCCACGTTTGATGACACCGGCACAGCCACACCGTATGACAGCATCTTTGTAGAGTTTGACCAGCAATCAGTAGTTAACAATGCGGATGTCACTATTGCGTCTGGTGGCACATTACAAAACGCAAGCAACGCTGAGTCAATTGCAGAGTACTTTACGCAAACTGAGGCAATTACAGACAGCCTTTTAAGCAGTGACGCACAAGCTGCCACGCTTGCCAGTTACCTGCTTTACCCACAACCGCGCCCACGTTTCACCAGTGTGTCAACTACATTTGCCAGCCTGACCGATGCCCAAAAAACGGCGTTAGCACCTATCGAGATTGGTCAAACCGTGTCAGTCACTAAAACCTTTACATCTGGCACACCGTTAAGTGTCAATCAAGACTTAAGCGTTGAGGGCATAGATCACGTTATTGACATGAACACAGGCCACCGCATGACCCTATGGACATCAGCAACGGTTATCCTTGACCAGTTTATTTTAGATGACATTACGTTTGGTGTGCTATCTACCACGAACGCGCTCGGCTAAGGTAAAGTAAAACTATGGGAGCAAACGCGCAAACCTCAGTGCCACTTTTTGTGGCAAATACCGTGCTCACGGCAGCCACACAAAACATCAGTGCCGCTACTGGCGTACCGGTGTTTGCTACAACCGTTACGCGTGACGCGGCTTTTGGTGGCAGTAACAAAGTGCTAGCAGAGGGTCAGTTGTGTTACATCGAGGCAAGCGATGTTGTTCAGTATTACACGGGCGCGGCGTGGGCAACTGTTGGGCCTGCAACGGCAAGCGCCGTTACGCTTATAGAAACCTTGTCGCCGTCTAACGTGGCTACAACACAATTTGCTACGTCATCTTTTAGCAGTACCTACAAGTTTTACACAATCAAGTATTCGTTTAATAATACTTTTACCTTTAACTTGCGTTCGGCTGGCTCAACCATTACGGCTGCTAACTATAAGCGTTGGCGCACAGGTACAGTTTCAACTAATGCTGCTTTTAATAGTGTCGCAGGTGGCGAAACATCAGTGCCATTAGTGAATAGCACCACTGTCGTGTATCCAGTAAACGGAACAATCAACACTCAATCTGACTGCACCGTTTCGGGATACCAAGTGTTTGACTGTCATCAAGTTGTGCAACAGCAATCAGGTGCAACTAACGCAGTCACTTTGTACCAAGCAATCTATGAAGCAAACCAAGTTTACGACAGCCTGCTCTTTACTGGCGTAACAGGCAACCTAACTGGCACAGTTAAACTTTACGGATGGTCTTAATATGAAAATTAATGACGGTGACAATGTGCGCGACATGACCGATGAGGAAATTGCCACAAACGAACTAATCAAAAAAGGTGTTGCAGACAGTCTTAAAGCCGAAGCTACAGCTACAGCCGATAAAGAAAAAGCCAAAGCCGCTTTACTTGACAGGCTAGGAATTACAGCCGATGAAGCCGCGCTACTACTTGGCTAGCGTCATGTTTGCACTTGTCTTGACCGCGTGCGAAACAACACGAACAAACGCACCAACCAACATTTATCAATGTAAAACTGTTAGACAATGCGAGGCAACAATAAATGGATAAGCAAAGAGCAGAAATAGAACACCTACACGCGCGCATGATCGTGTTTGTGGGCTGCACCATTGCAGTCACTTTTGCACTTACCGTTATCGGCTTTGTTTAC